AAGTCTTACCAAGTCCAGCATCACCCTCTACGTTAATAGCAACAGGTACTTTACCTTCAGCTTGAATATATTGATTATTATTAACAATGTGTTTTAAAAACCCTTTTAACTCTTCTACATTTAATTGAACTTGACTCATCTTTTTTAATTTTTTAAATTTATAATTCTAACTTGATAACCTTACCTGGCAGGTCTGTATTCATGTGGGATTGTTCAGACAGCACCCATAAAATAGGAGCTTTAGGTTTAACGCTTGTATAGCATTCACCATCAGTAAAATATACCAAGCTAGTATATTTTCTTATATTTTCATTATAATACTCAAGGACGGGATCAAATTCTGTCATTGATAAACATATAAGCTTTCACTTATAACTGGACTATCCCTTTAACTCTATTGAGTCAGCTGATTATAGTCTCTGAACCTTTTTCTTGTAAATATGACTTAAAGATTTCTTTTTTTCTCTCAAGAAAAATAGTTGCATCTTTATACAGGTATTCATAAAATATTTTTGCTTTTCTATTTCTTTTATAGCTTAACTCATATATTTTACTACCTTTTGCTTGAACAAGTCTACCTGATAAATTAATTTTATCATTTACTATATTCAAGAAAGCTTTTGTACCAATAAATCTAAAATGAATAACTGGAAAAATATTATTATTTCTCCAATGTTTTTCTTTAGATATAAATACACTACCATCACCATCAAAATAACCTCTTATAAAATGATGAACTAAGTCATCATTAATTGTTGGAAACTCCATAGTTAAAGTTTTTCTTGGTACACACCCCACTTTTGCTAAATCATTAACTAAAAGTTGAGAGGTTATTCTAACATATGAATGTATTAAACCAATAAATAAACCTGACTTTTTAGTATAATCATTTATAGGCCCTTCAAAAGATAAACTTTTTTTAAACTTTTCTAAATGATTTTTATCTTTAATACCAAGTACTAAAGACAATCTATCTTGTCCTGCTCTTTCATGGATACACCCATCTGCTAATAAAAAACCTAACCAATAAGCTTTTTCTTCACTGTCTATTTTATTAAAATAGTCATCATTTACATTATACTTTCTTTTCATGGTGGTATATATATACATCCAATATAAGAATAATATTTCATATTTACAAGAAACTTGGCTGCGGATTGTGCAATCTATTAATCTTTTTACTATATCTAGATAATTAGTCTAGCCCTCATGCATGTTACCATCATAAGTTAGTAATTAATAGCTCTAAGCATTTTCCCGCAATTTACAGCATTTTTTACTGCACATCACTGCACAGGGTGGCACATTTAACCCTACCACCTCTACCATATATCTTAATTTCATTTTTACCTTTATACGGTTCTATATTTTTAATAGCCGTATCACACTGAACTATTGTAATATCAACACCTTGTTTATAGATGTGTTGAATCTCATTCATGAACTCATGTAATTCTTTATCACATACAGAACCTGAAGTATCAATAGCCAACAACATATGTTGTTTCATTTTAATCTTTAGACCAGGATTTTCAGAATATCTTCTATTCTCTTTTCTCCTTATCTTTTTAGTATACACTTTAGATGATACACCAGTAAATCTTCTGATATAACCTTTCCAATCAAACTTAGGTGGAGTAATTGCCTCCATTTCAAGTAATCCCTCAATTTCTCCAGGTACATTACCTCTTTTCTTTTCAGTCATCTCTTTAGCATCATTGAGAATCTTATTTAATTGCTTCTCAATAAGCTTTTCTTCAGCTTCAGTTAAATCTTCAAAGTCTTCCCAAGTTGGATGATCACTTTCCATACCGTCACCAGAGTCCATCTGATCACATAATTTGTCATAGTTTTCATCACCACTAGTTCCGTCTTCACCACCTTTGTCTTTCTGTTCTTTAGCTTGTTGTAGTTTCTCATAATAATATCTACAACCAGCTTTTCTATCTAAGTTTAAATCAGGATAATCATTTATATTGATACCACCTTCTGGAAGATAACTCTGATCAATATATTGATTGATCTCCATATCCATTGCTACATTGGCAAGTTTCTTATCACTAAACTTAAAATACATAGTAAGATGACCAAATGCAATATGCAAAAGTTCATGTTTAAGTAAACCTAGTCTGTGATCTTCACTTAATCCAGTCCAAAAATCCTCATTAATAGTAAGCTGATAATTAATATTATGCTTACTTACACCAGCAGTTGGAACTCTTTTATTATCCCAAACTTTATTTAACATAATTAAAAAGAACCCGTAATAGGGTTCTTTCAACATTAAATCTTTACTAGTTTTTGCTAAACTGTCTTCTCTAGTTTTAGTCATTATTTAATGATATTGAGTAGTTTAATTTTTCAACTGGATAACCCCAGTTTTTCATGTGATTTTTTAATTCTTCAACATGCATTATTAAATAAGTATCAACAATCTCAGGTTGAGCTTTTATTTGAAGTAATGTATTTAAAATTGCAGATGCTGTTGGTTTAAACTCACTATATACAGGTAATGAACTAATCTTTTTTGTAACTATAGGCATAGTATTATTCCAGTAGTGATTTGTTCTTTTTGTCAATGCATAAATTAATACTAACCATGCTTGTGATTTATCATGATCACAATTATTAATTATCTCATTTGCAATTGTATGATTATCTTCATCTTTTGAGTTATACATGTTACAAATGCTTTCAAAATCAGCTTTAGTTAATTGTACTTTTTCCATCAGTCTTCTATTAAATCTTCTTCTTCTAACCCGTTTAAAGTAAATGATATCTCATTTAATGCTAACATAATTGTTGTTTTTTGGCATTCTTCTGTTGTATCACCTTTATAAGGCATATTATTCTCAATTAATGTTTCTAATTGCTCAAGCAATGCCTCTGCTTGTTTTACCAATTCATCTTTTTGCATAAGTCATTATAAATTATTTGGATCAACACCTCTTACTTTTATCAAATACTGCTTGTATTGTTCTATAGTTATTGTACGTACACCTTCATATAGTTCACCTCTATCAAATATTTCTCTTACAGTTGATAAAGAATCAAATGTATTCATATATAATTCACCCATAAATGATGGTTCTCTAGTAAAAACAGAGGGATCAATTAACACTTGAGTTATTTTTTTATCTTCACTGTTTCTTGTACAAATAAATTCTACTTGTAAGCTTGGCTCATCAGGGTGGGCCTCATTTGTGAAAACCACTTTGATTTTCTCATTCTCTAGTTTAACTTCTTTTACATCTTTCATTAGTCTTCTATTTTAAAAGTTTTAATCATAAGTTCTTTGTTAGTTTTAAATAACTCAACAGCTTTCAAAAATCCAGCTTCATAACCTTCTTTTATAGCAATTTGGTTATCATAGCCAGTTATAGTGCTAACTCCCATTTCTAATTTTATTTTGGATTCAGCATATTCCATAGCTAATCCCCAATGATTAATTGTATCTTTCATCAGTCTTCTATTTTTAAAGTTTTTATTGCCCATTCTTTAGGTTTACCACTGGCAATCATGTCAACCCATTCCTTTGCTGTAGGAATATATCCATTACAATCTTCTTTTACATGTTGTTCTCCAACATATCTTGTGTATACCTCTTTGTTATCAGAATTAATGATAGTCATACCAAATCTTTGCTCACATTCAAATATGCCTTCACTATGATGTCTAAACATTCTATGTTTACTATGTCCAATCCACGCTTTAGTTTCATCAAACCATTTATGAATCTCTAAATAATCTATTGGACTACCACCAAACTTTCTAGCTGATGATTTTGCATGTTGCCAGGGATGTGCCATATTACTTTTATTTAAATAAAATTTTCATGCTCTTTAATATATTTCTTTACCTGACTTGGGCAAAACTCTTGACCTGTCAACCATTTTAAATAATTAAATGGTATATCCTTTAACTTTTTATGTTTATGTTTTCCAAATTTAATTTTATAATTGTCATGCATTATTTATTTCTTATTTTTTTCAAATAGATTACCTTCATGAGTATATTCTTCCTCATGAACAACTCTAACATTATTCTGAATTGAATATGTACCTGCTTCTACATCTATATGTATAGTACCCCAACCAC